CTTATCCCGATACGGAAATCAGGGGTATGAAGTTCTGAAATCTGTCGAGGCATTATCTAAGGCCTATGCTATGTCACGATATGATGAAATTATGACAGATTGGGGTGTGATGGACAGGATGATCGAAGATGTAGAGTCGAAAGAAAGAAAATGTTTTGACTCTTACGGACCAGGGGTCAAGAGCCAGGCAGTGAGATTCAAAGAGATACTCGATAAGTCTCAAGATATCTACCAGATTGTAGAAGTCTTCGGTCTCCAGAAGACATGCGGGCATCCTCTGGTGGACCCACGAACGGGTGGAAGGTCAGCCGCAGAAGAAGCTAGTGCTCCGAAGGATACATCGTACCATAATGCACAGCGTCTTAGAAATAACTGGTGCAGGATGTACACTGAAGGAATGGTCACCAAGACAGGAAGGTGGCCGCCACTGACCTTCCCTCCTCACACTCGCATGAGGAGACTCCATCAGCTATATGGACTCCGGGAGAGAAAGCTGAACCGCGATTCGTATCCTTTGTCGGATTGGAACGATGTGACATTCAATGTACATCAGGACTTTGAGTACTTCACGAATTTCCTGGATTTGATGGATGACAAATCTGCCTCTCATTACTTGGACGAGTTTCGAGCTACGTGGAGGAAAGACATCAAGACTCGGTCTCATAAACGATTACTTTTGGAGATGTTATCGAGAGAAGAGGTGTCTATCCGCGCAATCATCGAGGCTGTGGAGAATGGGACCGTCCCTGAGGAATGGCTTATTGTCAGTCTCTACCCGAAGGAAAGAGAGTTCAAGCTAGCACCCCGCATGTTTAGTATGATGGTGTTTGAAATGAGGGCCTTTTTTGCCACATTAGAGCATAATCTTGCTGACAAGATATTTCCTCATCTTCCCCAGCAGACTATGACTCTGAGCAAGCATGATATCCAGCAGAGATTCCACGAGGTCACAATCCCGCATAATACAGGCGACACCACACCTCTCTTTTTAGAAGTCGACTTGACTCGCTGGAATCTTCGATGGAGAGACCTTCCAATTCGTCTAATTGGAATGGATCTGAATGACATTTTCGGACTCAGGCGTGTGTATACATACGTCCACGAGTTCTTTTCCAAATGCATGATCTTAGTTAGAGTTCTAGCTTATGAACCAGAGGGTCTCGATAACAGTCCTCCTCCATCATCAGATCTCTTATGGTATAATCACATTGGGGGATTTGAAGGAATAGCACAGAAACACTGGTCCATTGCAACTTTCTCTATGATTGATCTGGGGATGGAAAAATTTGCAGTTCCGTATAAGATATACGGACAAGCGGATAATCAGACAATCAGCTGCATCCTCGATACTGCGAATTGCGCAAATAAGACTGAGTATGTCACAAGGTTGACATCCTCTATCAAGGATGAGATATCCAGATCATGTGCATTGGTGGGCCAAGAGGCTCGACCAGACGAGTGTCTGGAGTCGACATGCATGGTCACATACGGAAAAGTCTTCCATTATAGAGGAGCAATGATTCCGATGTCACTGAAAGCAGTATCTCGCATATTCCCTAGGAGCATGTCGGAGATCCCTTCTCTCGCCCGGAATCTGGCCTCTATTGGTTCTAGCTGTGTAGGTGCAGCCGAAGACGCTAATGAGCCGTTCTGGATGTACTATCTGTGTTTATATCACACCTCCAGGTACTTGATGTCTATACGGACTGAGATTACCTTCGAGTCACTATCAGTGAGAAACAAGATGAAGTCTATGCTTGACACAAAGGTTATTTGTCGCCTTCTCATTACTCCGAGTAGTGTTGGAGGATTCGCCATACCTGGGCCTGCTTCTTTTTTGTGGAAGGGGGGATCGGATCAACTGTGCAAGGATTTATCAGGCTTGCAGATCTTTCCAGAAAACTGTCATCAGTACCTCTCTGGACTCATACGAGTCATCGAGTCTGGGAAATGGACAGACGAGAAGCACAAGTTCGAGACAATCCTCTCTGACCCCTACGGCCTCCCCATTTCGAC